ACCTGGTCAATTAAATTTTTAACATCTGTTTTTTTCTCAGTAATGATAGAAATAATTTTATTATTCGTCTCATCGTCGGTGATAATGTCACTAATTCCAACACTAAATGCGCTTTGTTTCATATATTCCGTAATAATGTTTTGTAAATCATCAATAAATTGCGATGATGCCATGTTTCCGAAATCATTACATGTTCTGTGAATTAACCCATACGTACCTGAGCCAAGGATACCTTTATCCATTTGCCCACGAATATATTTTCCGTTAATAATTTCAATAACATTATTGGATGTAGTCGATTTGTCTGGGATTTCTTCGTCTGCATATTTTTTATTGTTAACTCGTAATGTAAGCGGGGGCATAATTTGCGATAATATTTCAAAATTAGATATGCGTTGGTCAGTATTTTTACTGAGCGTATTTGGGTTGATGCGGTTAAACATCATCAATAAATTCATAGCATCTTTATGAGTAAAGTTGATATCCTTTCTGGTAAATCTATAACATCCAAGCATGGAATCTTGGTAAATTCCAATAATAGATGCGTTGTTAGCAGGACTAATAATTTGATACGGCACGGCTGCTAAATTTTTCAATTCTGACTCGGATTCTGGGTCTTGGGGCATATGTAAATTCATTTCCATGAAATCCCTAAAGTTTCCGATAGGGTCAGACTATACCTTAAGCATTATCAGGTTGATTAAACCATCACATAATACCCACAGTCGTCTAGTCGTTGAACCTTCCCCATGCTCTTATCATAACGAGTTTAGGGGCTTGGCTGCGGATTTCCCAATCCTTTGCTTTTTTACCATTGGGTTCGGCTATAAACCGAGTTCCTCTTATTAGTTTCCATATAAGAGTGGTAGCAAAGGCTCTAAGGGCGTTCCCGTCAATTTGGCTGTGTTGCTAAATGATTCTTTAACATTTTTATAAATTCGATAGCACTATTTTTACTTTCGTCTAATGAAATATGTATTCCGCCAAAATCTGCTTTACATTTGTCAATATATACATACCAACCATATTGTTCATTGTATTTTTTTAATGGTTTGATATACTTATCAATATCATCATCTATATGATTGATATGTTTAAATCTATCAAATTTTTTATCTTTATAATAATTTAATACACCATTTGAAAGACGTTTTTTGCTTTCATCGCTATGTGTAAACGTATTTCCACCGTTCTTTAGATTATATCCGCTAGGATACAAACTATTGAATTCCTTTATATAATGTGTTTGGCGTTCATCAGCATTTTTAATCTCACAACACTCGACTAATTCAACCACAAAATCTTCAGTGCCATATTTTCGTATAGCATTATTTAAATAGTGTGATTGATTTTTTTTAGTTGAGAATGCTTCTGAAATGTGACTACGAAACCGTCCATTACATCCATAAGGTCTATATCGTTTATGATTTAGAATATGGGATACAGCTTGTCCTACATATAGTTTATTAGTCGACAGGCATATTATTTTATAAATTTCACAATATCGGTTGGTTGGTTCATCTAATATGATATTTGACAGTTCTTGGCGTTTTGACAGTTCCATTAGCATCTATTATATTTTTATCTTTAAGTGCTTTCTATTTAGAATCATTTAACTAGGGAGTATCACGCTTTTCACGCTCCCTGTTGGGGACAAAATGTAATTACATATGTCTATCCCCATCGAAATCGGCATTGTACGGCTTTGTCGAAAATTCCTTACCATTTATGGTAAGGGTGGAATACACCTTGTGCCCCATCAGGTTGGTTAGACCATCATTTGGGACCCGTCGTCGTCTACTCTCTGAACCTTCCCCATGCTCTTACCATAACGAGTTTAGGGGCTTGGCTGCGGATCACCTAATCCTTCGCTTTTTTACCATACCCGAGTTCTATCTCGGCCATCTGTGTGTTTCCATCACAAACTTGGTAGCGATTCACTAATTTATTAGATTAGTTAGGCTCTAAAGGGTTTCCCGTCAATTTGGCGACGTTGCAAACTGCATTTTGCATTTTGCATATACAGTTCACTAGGGGGTAACACGTTTTTAACGCCCCCTGTTGCCGACACAAAGTCTATCGGCTACGTTCATACGAAATGTATCACCTTGCTTCATAATTTTAGCAATGTGACACATCATACTCATTCTGTGTAAAGTTGGTTGACGATTAAATAATATCGCGTCACCATCCATCATATGACGGTGTACAATATCGCCATCTTCGAGCACAATGCTCTTCCTATCTAAATAACGAAGCGTTACGCTATCGCCATTTTTCCTATCCAATATTTTAGCGCCAGGCCAGACATCAGGACCATTTTGTATCAATTTGGTTAAGAAAGCCCTAGTTGCATTATTTACTACTACTGGTTTCGTAATATTTTTCGCAATTTTCATAGGAATACCCAATTCTCTAATGGATATATTTGGGTCAGCAGTAATAACCGAACGAGCGCTAAAATCTACACGTTTAGCCATCAAATTCCCTCGCATGCGCCCACCCTTGCCACTTAACCTATCTTTAATAGCCTTAAATGGTCTACCCGATCTTTGGGCAGCAGGACTTGCACCTGGCAATTTATTATCAGTCATAGACCCCACATGAAATTGCAATACAGATGTCCAATCATTAATAGTACTTTCTGGCGCATTATTTTGCATTTTCTCGAGTAATGATTTATTACTTTTTATGATGTTAACTAATATGTGTGTTAAATCATCTTCAGACCGTTGTTGTGCATCGTGTTTTACAGATGGTCTAACGGCAGGTGGTGGAACCGCCATCACTTGACAAATCATCCAATCTGGACGCGACCAAATAGGGCTAAATCCCATAAAGGTAACGTCTTCATCGGATATTCGCTTGAATATTTTCAAGACCAACTCAGGAATTAATGGGATTATAATGTTTTCATCGCCTTCGTCGGATGTGTTAGTCCATTCGGCGAACAAGGAAGCCATACTTTCTTTCTTAATTTTCTTAGGCTGAAGACACCCACATCCATTGTCAGTATCTTCACCACAACGCTTGATATTTTTACATAATTCAAACACATATTTCCATCTGTGTTGATTTTGCATTTTAAGTGCTTGTTTATATTTTTCTTTTGATATTAATAATTTACTACATTGGAAACATACGCATCGTAATACTTTTTGAATAGTAGATAGATATTGTACATAAAATACGGGACGCGCCAATTCAATATGACCGAAATATCCTGGTGTTTGCATATAATTAAGTCCATCTGTTGGACAAATAAGACCGGCTTCCAACACACCCATTCTTGGGTCGAATATGCCGTTTATAACAGGTTTATTATTAATATATGCTTCTTTACTAGTAATTTCAGCAACCGAACCCTTTCGGATTTCTTCTGGTGATAGTATACTAAATTGAATGCCTATGATTTTAGAACTAGTACTCTTCATATTTCCAGAATTCTTCAACATTCTTATTATATATAACAAATAATATTTAGATTGTTTTATTTCAATTTTATTTAATATTGAAAAACTTAATTTCCTAGGGATATTAATTATATAAAAATTGAACTTAAAAATATCTTAGTAAAGATTAATATACAATACTATGTCACACGATACTCAGAATAAACCGAAGACTAATAAGAAACCAACTAACACCAAAAAAATAGCGGATTTGTCTGACGATGACGCATCGTTATATTCCGACGACGATGAAGAAGAGAAAGAATTAGATGTTCACGAATATCGTAAGTTTTTGAGAAATATGTTCCCGTCTAAACACTTGGACAACAAAATAAAGGCTGGTGAAAATCTTAAGACTACATTACGTAAGTATGTTTCAGACGAAGATGTCACGGATAAAAATGTGTCAGAAGAAGAAAATAAACGCACCAAATCTAAGGGAAAGCCTAATCATCCCTATGACACAAGGTCAAAAACTAAATATGTAGATGATGACGATGCCGATGATTATGATACCTGTTCTGATGACGACTATCAACCTAAAAATGCTAAATCAAGTGCTAATGCTAAATCGACTGCTAATGCAAAAACGAATGCTAAATCGGAAAAAATCAACATTGTATTTACGATTAGGGAAAAGGACGGAGAAGATGATGAAGACTACGAAGACGGTGACGATGAAGATGAAGATGACTGGGATACTTGTACTGAAAACGAAGACGACCCTATTAGTAGTGAAGACGATGAAGATACAGAAGACGATGAAGATACAGAAGATGACGCAGATGGCAACCCACTACCAAAAACGAAAACAAAAACATCGTCCAATGTAGAACCGCATATTACGTCACCACTTGCGTCTGTGAATGACGTAGATATTGAAAAAGCATTTCAAGATTTCAAGGAATTATATAAAAATAATCCAAAGGACAAATTATTGAAAAAAATGATTGCGTTGTATGACGAAGAAGTACAAAAACGGAACGAAAAAAAGGAACTCAAACTTCAAAAAGAAAAGGACAGAAATTCGCGTATATTTAAACGGTGTCTGCGGGATAAACATACTATGGATGATTATGATTTTTATGAAGAACTAGATGTTGAGCAACAAAAGAAAATCATCAAAGAATTACGTGAAATTAATAAAATAATTCGCATAGAAAAACCATATCGGTTAACTTTATTAGAAAGTAGTGTACCAATTCCATTCAAAGCATGTGCGCTAAAAAAACTAAAGTCGCTACAAAATTTGGAGCCAGGTACAGGCGAATATCATAAAATAAAAAATTGGATAGACACTTTTATTAGAATTCCTTTTGGAAAATACGAAACATTGTCGTTAACCATAGACGATGGTAGAGATAAGTGTCATGAATTTATGGAAAATGCGCAAAAAACATTATCGGATGCAGTATATGGTCTGAATGACGCAAAAATGCAAATAATGCAGATGCTTGGGCAATTAATTTCCAACCCAAAAGCAATTGGGTCAGCCATTGCCATACATGGACCCCCTGGAACTGGTAAAACGTCCTTAGTTAAAGAAGGTATCAGTAAAATTTTAAATAGACCGTTCGCATTTATTGCATTGGGTGGTGCAACCGATAGTAGTTTTCTAGAAGGTTGTGGCTATACCTATGAAGGTTCAACCTGGGGAAAAATAGTGCAAATATTAATTGATAGTAAGTGTATGAACCCGGTGATTTATTTTGATGAATTGGATAAAATAAGTGATACGCCTAAAGGTGAAGAAATCACCAACATATTAACGCACTTAACGGATACGTCACAGAATAGTCAATTTCACGACAAATATTTTACGGAACTGGATTTCGATTTAAGCAAATGTTTATTCATATTTAGTTATAATGATGAAAGTAAGGTAAACCCTATTTTAAAAGATAGAATGTATCGTATTCAAACACAAGGTTATAATCAAAAGCAAAAAACGGTCATAGCAAACAATTATTTGTTGCCCAAAATTAGAGAACAAGTTAATTTCGCGCGGGAAGATATAATTATTCCTGACCAAACAATTCATTATATTGTTGAAAATATGTGTAATAAGGAAGATGGGGTTCGAAATCTGAAGAGATGTTTGGAAATCATTTATACCAAACTGAATTTGTTTCGTTTGATGCGTCCAGGTTCCAATTTGTTTGAAGAAGATATGTCGCTAAAAGTGGAATTCCCGTTTACGGTTACCAAAGACTTGGTTGATAAATTAGTGAAAAAATCGGATAATGGATTTAATCCCGCGTTGCATATGCTTTATTGTTAGATATATTAAAACGATATAAAAACTTGTTAGTATATAATATAAACTAACAAATGAATGATGAGAACGAAATTTTACAGGACATATATGTTGATTTACTTATTGGCATTGCGTATTTTACAAATTCCGAATTAAGAACGGATAAAATTATGTCCAAAATACATTCCTTGGACAATAATTATTTTAACGAAAAGTTTAACGACCCTTTTTTAATCCAATATTTATCCGCATGTAAAGATGATAGCAAAAAGTGTATCCAAAATTTAATAAATTTACAATCGCGAGTTAAACATCAACTAACTAACAAATGTGACCATGAATGGACTAACGATACTATCGATATAGATATGGATACATCTAAAGAAATATGTTATTGCGTTAAATGTGAATTAAGTAAAAAGTGAGAAGATTAAAATTCAGAATAAGGTACATTATTTGACCCTCTCAATTCCAAATATTTATATTGTTCCATCGTCATGCAGGCACATCCAGTGCTACTGGAATATGCATTAGGGCAACATTCGGGTTTAAACTCGGTGGTTGCAAACATATCCATTTCGCCTTCAGGTAGGGGTATGGGCTGTTTTGGTCGATTCCAAATAGCTTCAACGCCCGCGCCAGGTTTGGATCCAGGGCTATATGTTAGTGAAGGTGCCGACCAAGTAGATGGGTTCATAATATAATCAGGTGATCTAGCTTCAGCAAATTCTGGTCTCATAGAGGTGCTATTAGCGCCAGCAAACCCTTCTCTGGAACGATGCATAGCAGAAGCCATTATATCCATACCTTCTGACAAACTTATTTTGCTACAACTGCATAACATATGACCAAACATAATCCAAAAAATGACAACTATGGCAATTAAAATTTCTACCCGAAACTTATATGACCCAATAGATATTTCCATATTATACATAATATTTAGATAATAAATTTGTCTATGAGATTATTGTAATCTTTCACATCAACCGCATTTATTATTAAACTGCCATCAGTTGTTAATAAATGATATAATATTTTGTTAGTATTACTATTGCTTAATATCTGAACTAATCCATAAACCATCGTGTTATTTTCCAAAATATCACCAATGTTTACATATTTTATGGGTTTACAATAAGTGCGGTTACATAATTGTATGCCCGTATTTTCGTCAAACCCCATGTCGCCAACAATATTGTCTAAATTTTGGTATTTGGAATTTATTAATTCGTCCCAATCGCTGAATACTAGGTTGTTTAATTCAATTACTTTATTGTTAGTATTTAAGCAGTATAAAAACGGTTTATCATAATCAATGTTTAATGCATCAGGATGATTGCCTACGCGTATCCATTGTTCCTTGTATTTCACCAAATGGCTTTCACTAACTAGGATGTTATGTAAATTATACATTTTCATATGAGCTGATGTTACTTTTATTTTTGCGGTAACATAACTTCCATTGGCTAAAATATCACCAACCCGTATGTCTTGTATGGCTATGGTATTGCCATCGCGTAATGGTATTTTCGTATTTTCATCGAAACACCTTAATTTAGGAATACTAGCGGTTTTTATGTGAAGGACTTCGCTCATAAAATAAATAATTATAGCCAATGGGATAGCAATTGCTGCGAAAACGCTTGTTGTTGCGGCAGCCACAGGCCAGGTAAAAGGCATAATCCATAATCCCATAATAACGATAACTAATGCAACTAATATTTTAACAATAAAATCTAATATAGATGCCATTAATGCCTGAAGCGTATAGTATGTGCCTAACATGGTGTATAAACTGCCAGTCATAACGCCTTGAATTTTTTGAAAAGTATCCATCAAGGTGATAACTGTTTTTTGCATAGGTATCATAACATTTAACATACGTTCGAAAATGTCTTGGGCAAATTGTTTAAATCCGTTTCTAATTTTATTAATTAATTCTCTACTTTGTTGAATAGAATTTGCCATTTCTTGAAATATTTGTGTTAAGGATTGTATCATATAAAGAAATGGTTGCAATGCGTATCCAGATATGTTAGTTAATATGTTTTGAACACAAAATTGGAAATTGTCGCTGGTATATTGAAATGCGGATACGTCTTCTGGGCGCGTAATTAACCCTGCGAATAATATGTTTTGTGGTTTGCACCGTTGATTTATCCAATCATCCGCGATAGATTGTTTTGTTTGCATAACTTGGCAATAAGAAAATACGCTAAACACAAATAGTGTTATAAATATGAATATAAATACCGAATTGCCATATAAATCAAAATAAGATAACTTATCATAGGTCTCATTTATGAATAAAAGAGTACCCTTTATATTCGGTTGGTTTTGATTCATTTATATATTATATAAATGGATAATAATAAAGTAATAAAAATGCAAATACTTTGTTAGTTCATCGTCTTTGTTAGTTCATCGTCTTCCCAATCCCAAAAAACTTCAGCATCAATAGGAATGCGTCTATCAGTTGTTATTAAGCAAGAGAAATAATCAGGTACTAAACTAGGTTGTATATTTGCCTTGTTATAATGTTTCACTTGTATCCATTGGTTGTTAGTTTGGTCTAAGACAAAATGGTCACCAGTTACATAAATGTCCTTACCTGTTCCTGTTCCTGATATCTTATACAGTGGTTCTTTTTTAGAATTATCTACTTTTAAAACAGCAAATATTTGTCCCCCACCTTTTAATTTGGCACCCAGTGGTGCGTTTTCCATGGAACATATTAATCCATTATCGAGAGTAATTAGCGTTTTAGGGTGAAAACAAGAACCTATAGCTCGCACTAATTGTCCGCTTGGTCCAGCCCAGGCGCTATTCATAGTTTTAATGGAGCCGTCTAAAACATACATAATAGTTACAACAATGCCGATCATTTTACCGACCATGTCTTTGATGCTAATAATGATTTTTTGAAATTCAACAATTAGATTTAAAAATACGCCGAAAACGTTTTGTATAATTTCTGATATAAAATTTCGCATGGAGCTGAACATAATTCGAATATCATTGATGGAATTTGCGAATTGTCCACCGATAGACGTTAATGAAGTAATCATATAATTTAATGGTTGAAGTAAATAACCCATCATATTCATTTGAGTATTTTGTACACAATAAGTGAAATCATCAGATATGTTCTTTGAAAAAATCCAATAAGGTGGATTGCATCGGTACTTAGTCCAGTTTTCTCTAATTTCTAAAGCGGATTTAAAATACATCATAACGGCAATTTGTGCAATAAAGCCCAAATTAACATATAGGAGATTTAAATAATTATTTATTGTCGGCATAATCTATAATATTAAGATATATATTTATTTTGGTGTTTATTTGGCGAGAATAAATATATATATATGAAAACTACTTAAAGCGGTGGGGTTAACGGCTATATCTTTTTGTGCGCCGTCTAATGGACCTCCCCCTTACAATAGAGCCCCCTTTTGAACCATAATATACCCGATTTTGCGAATTAGCGATCGTATTGACATCGCCTTGTGAAACCGTTTTATCATAAACCGCATTGTTGTTAGTTGCAATTGCTAGTCCAGTAATTTGCGCATTTGTAGCACCAGTTAATGCTGGATTAGGCGCATAAGAAGGTGCGCTAGGGACAATAACCACCGGGGGATTATTACCGCCTCTAAGCTTGCGATGACTAAGCTTGCGATGACTAAGCTTGCGATGACTAAGCTTGCGATGACGACGACTACGTTTATTACGTTTACTAAGCTTGCGACGACTAAGCTTACGACGCTTACAAGATTTTATGCCACCATTTTGTCCTGTTAACTTGCTTTGTAACATATCGTTATTTTGTTGCGCTATTTTACCAGCTGTAAAAATATTGTTAGCGCCAACTGGATAGGATGCAACCACATTTGGCGGTAATGCATTTGTTTGAACAACTCGTTGGTTCATTATATAATATAAAAATATATTATAAGTTTAGATATAAAAATAGTATTCTAATTACTAATATAATGGACAATAATCAACGCCTTCATCTGCAAAAAATGATTAGCGCAAATAATGTAGAAGATACCACCGCATTAATACAAAACTTAAAGCATAGTGTTATATTACGTGAAAATGTGAATAATTTACTTATGTTGAAGTCCAAATATTCGGATTCGCCTGAAAATCTCCATTTAGAAGGAATGGTTGAATGTAATTTTTTATTCACCTATTACACCGATATATACAATAAGATAAGAAAAGACGAAATAGATTTAAATATATTGTTTAAGGCTTTTGATGTGCTAAAAGATATTGAAGATGGTAAAATAGATCAGCATGAAGGCGCATTTAAATTCGGTACATTATTAAAAGAGATTTATGTAGATAGTGCTTTAAAAAAGGCTGAAAAATTAGACGCATTGGCGGAAAATACCGCACCTGAATACAAGGGACCTCAAGTAAAAATGACATGGGCGCAATTTAAGAAACTAACAGGCAAACGATAAATGCCTGCAAAATAAAATAAAATTGATATTATTATTGTTTAGAAGTCGTAAACAACTATAACAATGCCTGTTCAAACTCGGTCGCAAACTCGTAGTCTAAGGGATACCGCAACAAATGATACTAACAAAATGTTAGAAACATTAACGGACATTGATGATTCGCTAGATAGAATATTATCGTATACAACCGCATACGCTACGATACCAAGGTTAAATAGAAAAATATTGCTGGATAAACCAGCATCAAGCGAAGATTTT